GGTACGGCGCATTCAAAGACAACGCCGCAATCTCGCAGGCGCTGAAGGCGGTGATGCGCCGCAGCCCGAAGTGGGATGCGCTGGACCCGGACATGAAGGAGGCGCTGGAGATGAACGCGCACAAGATCAGCCGCATCCTGTGCGGCGACCCGCACTACGACGATTCGTGGGTGGACATTGCAGGCTATGCCACGCGGGTGGCGGACAGGTTGCGGGCCTAACGCAATTTATAGAGCAGATTGCTCAATAACACCATGACACCAGCATTCACTGCCGCAAAAGGCCACGTCTACGAGCTAAACGGCAGGCGCGTCATTGCGTCTGACTCTGGCCACGTAGTCGAGGTGCGCGTGCTTGATGACGATGGCGAAGTCGATCACATGATCAGGCCGATAACGGTCAAGGCTACGTGGCTGAAAGAAGTTGAGGCGGTGCAATGACTCGCATGTCGATCCGTTGTTATGAGCCGGCGCAGGCGCATGCCGCCATGACGCGCGAGCTGTGGCCGATGCTCAAAAGCATGTTGATGGCTGGCCATCGCATGATGATCGAATTGAAGCCAGAGACTCGCAGCCTTGAGCAAAACGCGCGGCTGTGGGCGATGCTGACTGACATAAGCCAGCAAGTTGACTGGTACGGCAAGAAGCTGTCCCCAGAGGATTGGAAGCATGTGTTCAGTTCCAGCCTGCGAAAACTTGATGTCGTTCCGAACTTGGATGGGACTGGATTCGTAGCGCTTGGCCTATCGACAAGCAAGATGACGCGCGCGGAAATGAGCGACATGCAGACATTGATGGAAGCATTCGGCGCTGGAAAAGGCGTGAAATTTAGGGCGCAGGAATGAGCAAGATCACAGAAAGCGCACGCGGCGAGGAATGCTTGGTCCGCATACCCGGCGTCTGCTCATTTGACCCGACCAAGACGATATGGAGCCACGCGCGCCACGGCGCAGCAGGCAGGGGCAAGGGCATCAAGGCACTCGACCTTTTGGGCGCGTATTGCTGTACCTCATGCGATGCGGTGTATGACGGCCAAGCGCCACGGCCAGCAGGCATGACGCGCGAGCAGGTTGATTTGGACTGGTTTATGGGCCACTGCCGCAGCATCGTGCGGGCGGTCGAAAAGGGGGTGATATGAACAACACGCTTGAAGCTATCAAAGCGCGCTGCGATGAGGTTGGAGATTGTTGGATTTGGCGCGATGCAACGACGGGCGAAGGCTATCCAATCTTTAAGCCGGCAGGCAGCAAAAAATGCGAGCTTGTCAGGCGTTATGTGTTTGCGCTGGCCGGCGGAAGGCTGAAAGCTAGAGTTCCGGTGGTGGCTAAGTGCGGGGAGCGCAAATGCGTCAACCCAGCTTGCGCCAGGGAATCAACGACCGCAAAGATTGCGCATGAAGCAGGTAAGCGCGGATCTCACTCGGCACTTGCGAAGCGCGCGAAGATTGCAAGTATCAAGCGCAAGACCGGAAAACTCGACATGCAGAAAGTCGCCGAGATCATGGGAAGCGGAGAAACAACGCGCGTGCTAGGTGCTAGATATGGGGTAGATCAGTCTTTGATTTCCCGCATCAAGCGCGGCGAGGCGTGGAAAGACTACTCAAGCCCTTGGGCGGGGTTGGTGGCATGAGCAAAGAGCACTACGGCTGCCACAACCGACCGCCATTCTCAGAGCGCTACATAGGCCGAGACGGTTATTGGCTGGACGGATACGAGCTGCACGCCAAAGCGACAAGCATTCCAGCATTTGGCCAGCGGGATTGCCAATACACACTGACCGAGCTAGGGCAGGCGGATAGGCGCTGCGAAGGATGTAAACACAAGAAGGAATTTCATGAAGACTGAATTAATGTTTGTTGATGTTGAAGATGTAAATGTTGACCATCGCTATCAAAGGCCGCTTGATAAACGGCGGATAAAAAGACTGACGAAGGCATTTGATCAAGGCGCATCAAAGGCAATATCTTTGTCGCGCCGGCCTGATGGGTCGATGTGGGTATACGACGGCAATCACACGCTTGAGCTGTATAAACAGCAGGGGGCTAAGCGCATCCCTGCGGTGATTGTCGACAGCACAGCAGAGAAAGAGGCGGAGTGGTTTGTGTTGATGAATGGTGCTGGGCCAATAAAGGCAAACCCATGTCAAAAGCAACATGCTGCACACTTTGCCGGCGATCAGGTGGCAATTGAGGCGCAAAACATATTAGATGATTTTGGGATTGAAATTGCAAAAGGCGGCTCTGGCGTTGGGAAAACGCGCGCTATTGATTTCATCAAAACATGTGTGAAGGCGGATAAGCCTAGGTTGCTTTTTGCAATGGGGATGATCGACAGGCTTTGGTGTAACGAGGTTGAGGCGTGGTCACGAACCATCATGCGTGGAGCATGGGAGGTATCTGGTCTTGATTTGATAGATAAGGTGGAGGCAGGATTGGCAAAAAACAAAGTGACTCCGCGTCGTGTGCTTGATGTGGCCCAAGGGATGCAGTTGGCAACTGGCGAGCCAGGGGGGGGAATGGGGTTTGTGAAAAAGGCAATGCTTGCGCTTGCTCAGGTGTCAATTTAATTGCAACCACAAGAAGGACGCTGATGATTGACCTATACCACATAGCCGAGCGCCACGAAGAAGCACATCGCCGCCTTGAAGAGTGGGCGAAGTGGGTGAGGCCGCGCAGGATGATCGCGGTTCACCCAATGTTTCGCATGTACCAGTCAAAAGCTCGGCAGTGGGAAACCGATCCACACATCAAGGTCGAGATTGACTCAATCGCAGCGCACCGGATCGAAAAGATTGTCTCAAGCCTGCCGGACAAGCACAGGACGGCGATTCGATGGGCGTATGTGTTTCCATTCATCCACGCCGGGAAGGTGAGGCGTGAGCTTGGCCTGACAGAGCAGGCGCTGGCAGCGATGCTTGATGCGGCGCGGGACATGGTGAAGAACAGGCTATAGGGTTTGTACTTACAAAATAACTTGACGCACGCAATAAAAATATGTTATGTTCGGATGCATAGACAAAAGTCTTGGTAATTCCCTGCTTGCGCAGGGATTGCCGACAGTAAATGAAGCCACCCTAACCCGGTGGCTTTTCATTTCTGCCGCCAGAGTCGAACACACGCCAACCGCTTTGCAACAGGCTCGCACTCTGCGCGGCGAATCCATTGGAGTCCATCATGCACGACGATCTAAGCCATCTCGCTGGCGCAGGCGTGAAGACTCAAGAGGATTTGTACGCCGAAGCGATGGACGAAATCATCCAAATGGCATCAGCCCTGAGCGACGCAATCGCGCTGCTGCACGACCTGGACGGCGGAACAGGAGCGGCGCTGACTGTGCTTGTGGACAACGACGGCAGGCTCGCCGCTGTGGTGATGTCGCCGTGCGATGGCGATGAGCCGAGATTTGCGCTTGATCTTGTCGATCATGGCGCGAGCATTCACTAACATTTCTCAACCGTCTACCCCAGAGGGGCGACATCATGCCAAGAACTTCAACGGTCTTTAAGAAAGGCGAGAAAAAGCCGAACCAGGGCAAACGCGGCCCGAACAAGAACACAGCACAGATCAAGGACATGATCTTGACTGCGTTGTCGAATGTGGGCGGGGCTGAATACTTGGAGCGCAGGGCGAACGATCCGCGCACAGCTGCCGCTTTCCTTGGGTTAGTGGGCAAGGTGCTTCCGATGACGGTTGCGGGCGATGGGAACAACCCACTCAAGCACATCGTGAAGATCGAGCGCGTAATTGTCAACGCTGCAAATCAAGACGCCTAGCGTCTTCACCCCGGCGCTTAACCCGGCCCGGTACATTGGCATTTATGGCGGACGCGGAAGCGGGAAGAGTCATTTCTTTGCTGAGCGCGTTGTCGAGGAATCAATACAACGCAAGGTAGACATCGTTTGTCTGCGTGAGATTCAGAAGAGCCTGAAGTTTTCAGTCAAGAAGCTGGTCGAATCGAAGATCGAGGCGATGAACGCGGGGTATTACTTCGACGTTCAGAACGAGCAGATCAAGAGCAAGCACGGCGGGAACATCATCTTTCAGGGCATGCAGGATCACACGGCGGACTCGATCAAGTCGCTGGAAGGATTTGGGATTGCGTGGTTTGAGGAAGCGCAGAGTGCATCACAGCGCAGTCTTGATCTGCTGAGGCCGACGATTCGCGCGCCAGGCTCTGAGCTGTGGTTTAGCTGGAACCCGAATCACGCGACTGACCCGATTGACTCATTGTTGCGCGGCGAGAATCCTCCGCCAAACGCTGTTGTCATCAAGGCGAACTACCACGACAACCCGTGGCTTCCTGCTGAACTGCGGGAAGAGATGGAATACGACAGGAAGCGCGACCCTGAGAAGTACGCGCATATCTGGCTGGGCGAGTATCAGCGTAACAGCTCGGCGCGCGTCTTCCGTAACTGGAAGATCGAAGAATTCGAGCGGCCCAAGGGCGTTGTTCACAGGCTTGGAGCTGATTGGGGATTCTCGATTGATCCGTCTGTATTGGTCAGGTGCGACATAGACGGGCGCAGACTGTACGTTGACTACGAAGCGTACCAGGTAGGCTGCGAGATAGATATGCTGCCTGAGTTGTTCATGCAGGTGCCAGAGGCTGAGAAATGGCCGATCACGGCAGATTCAGCAAGGCCAGAAACCATCAGCTACATGCAGCGCCACGGCTTCCCGAAGATGCACAGCGCCGTGAAGGGCGCAAAGAGCCTGGAAGAAGGCATCGAGTTTCTGCGCAGCTTTGACATCATCGTTCATCCGCGCTGCACGCACACGATAGACGAGCTGACGATGTACAGCTACAAGACCGACCCATTAACCGGCGAGGTTGTCCCGATTCTTGAAGACAAGGACAACCACGTTATTGACGCATTGCGCTACGCATGCGAAGGCGCACGGCGCACACAAAGGACGAAGGAATGGACGCAGCCATTGAAGGTGCCGACGCGGTACGTCGTGTGAAGCGAGGACGACCGGCGCGAGTGTCTGCCATTGAGCAGCCAAGCCCAGCCAAAGCCTACGCTATGCGCGTCTGGGCTGGCCAGTCCGTTGACGTGCCGCCTGCCGAGAGATTGGCCCGCGTTCATGCCGCTTTGGTGGGGCAAAACCTGCCGACTGACGGCATCACACTGGAGACGATGGAGTGACTGACGAAGACCTGCTCAAGATCATAGAGGCGCACCGGGCCGACAGCCTTGGCGTCGAGGATGGAGAGCTGAGCAATGAGCGCGCCACGGCTATGGACCGCTATCACGGTCGGCCCTATGGCAACGAGATGGAAGGTCGCTCGGCCATCGTCAGCAAGGATTTGAGCGAGGCTGTGGATTGGGCGATGCCCGCCATCATGCGTATCTTCACCGCGACCGGCAATGTGGCCGAGTTAGACCCGGTTGGTCCCGAGGACGAGCGACAAGCCGAGATCGAGACGGACTACATCAACCAAGTCGTGATGAAGGACAACCCCGGCTGGATCATCCTGCACGACGCCATCAAGGACACATTGCTGCTCAAGAACGGCTATATCAAGCACTGGTGGCACACGCAAGAGAAGATCGAGGAATTGAAATATCAGGGCCTCGATCTGCCTGAGCTGCAAATGCTGATGCAGCAGCTACAGCAGGACGGAGCCGAAGTCGAGATAAATGGCCAGGAACCGCGCCAGATTGTGACGGATCAAGGGCCGATTGAAGTCTTTGACATCGAGCTCAAGATCAAGCGCAAAGAGGGTCGCGTGTGCATTGAGGCGGTGCCGTGCGAGGAAATCCGGGTTAGCCGGAAGTGTCGCGGAAGCCTGCAAGACTCGCCTTTTGTCGAGCATGTAACCAGAAAGACACGCTCGGACCTGATTGAGATGGGCATGGATCGAGAGTTCGTCGATCAATTACCCGCCTACACAGAGACAAACCAGAACAGCAGCCAGGCATTCAGCCGCGACTCTGTGAGCGACGAAACCGGCGCGAATTACGGCAATTCCTGGGACGACCGCTCGATGGATGAGATCGAGTTTTGCGAGGCTTACATCAAGGTTGATTTTGATGGCGACGGCATCGCAGAGCTTCGCCGCGTGGTGAGTGTGGGCAATCAGATTCCCGATGGCGAAGAGTGGAATCAGCCCATTCCAGAGGTTGCAATAACCGGGTTTGTGGCCAAGCGCGTGCCGCATCGTCATGTGGGCGAGAGCATTTACGACGACCTGGGCGACCTGCAAGAGATCAAGACCACGCTACAGCGCCAGTTGTTCGACAACATCTACCAAGTCAACAACAGCCAGTTTGCGATCAATGAGCGCTGCAATATCGCGGACTTCATGACCAATCTGCCAGGCGGATTGAAGCGCATCGAGGGGCTGGAGCCGATTGGAGACGCATTTCATCCGATTACGACGCCGTCCATCGTGGGTGAGTTGCTGCCTGCGATTGACTACATCGACAACGTGAAGGAGTCGCGCACCGGCATAACCAAGGCTTCGAGCGGGCTTGATCCCGACACCTTGGCGAATGTGACCAAGGGCGCCTTCATGGAGAACATGACGCGCGCCAGCCAGAAGGTCGAGATGATAACGCGCATGTTGGCAGAGACCGGCGTTAAAGAGCTTGTTCTTAGGGTGCATAGCCTGCTCACGCGCTACCAGGACAAGCAGCGAATCATCAGGATGAAGGGGCAATACGTACCAGTCAACCCGCAGCAGTGGCGCGAGCGCACCGATGTAACGGTCAAAGTCGGACTCGGCACCGGCAACGAGGAAGACCGGCAACGCAAGCTGATGCTGATTGCACAGCTACAGCGCGACATGCTTGCGCCCTTGGGATTGATCGAAGCGCCGCAAGCGTTTTCACTGTTCTCAGACATCAGCAAGACGCTCGGATTCGAGGCGCCGGACAAGTTCAGCATGAGCCCGGACAACCCGGCCTATCAGCAGAAGATGGCGAATCAGCCACCTGATCCGAAAGTGCAGATTGAGCAGGCGAAATTGCAGTCACAGACGCAGATTGAACAGATGCGCATGCAAATGCAGCAGCAGATGGAGCAGATGCGCGCACAGATGCAGCAGCAGACAGACGCGAACCGTCAAGAGATGGAAGCGCGCCAGCATCAACTAAAACTAGAGCAGGAAGGCCAGCTAGAAGCCGTAAAAGCGCAGTATGAGGATGCGCGTCATCAAAGAGAGATGGAATTCCAGCGATGGAAGGCAGAGCTAGACGCATCGGTGCGGATCAAGTCTGCCGACATCCAGAGCCAATACAAGATGAACGACCCGGCAACACAGGCCGCGACCGCTGAAATCGGGCGCGAGGTTCAATGACACCAGAAGATCGAGTTTTCCGGGCCACGGATGCCCGCCAACTGCTTGAAAACAAGCTCTTTGTCGAAGCCTGGGACGCAGTAGAGCGCCATCTTTCGAGCGCCGCGCTGTCGTGCGACCCAGACAACAAGGACAAGGCGCAGCGCATCATCATCAGCCAGCAGCTACTCGCAGCGGTGAAGCGCGAGATTACGCGCATCGTGCAGGACGGAGAAGTTGCACGGGTGCAGATTGCAGAGATTGAGAAGAAACGAAGCCTTATGCAGCGCGTGCTGCGAAGGTAAGAGTTACCGGCGGACACCCGCCATTTAGCGACCGTCGAGAGACGCCGCAAGCCTTCTTGGTGTCGTGAAGGAGGCTTTTGATTGTTGAAAAATGGAACAGGAATCTTCTACCTCCGATGGAGGCGAATCGACCCTGGAACGGCTCCAGAACTTCTTGTCTGCCGACGAAGATCAGGAACAAGAGCCAATCCAGCCCGAACAGGGCGAACAGGCAGACGCAACTGCGAATGAGGCATCGGAAGACGATGCTCAAGAGCCAGAAAGCGAAACACCTTCAAACGAGTACCAACTAGCCGACGTTGCCAAGCTGCTTGGCGCGGATGAAAACGCGCTCGATGTGGACGAGGACGGCTCTATCTCCGTGAAAACGAAGGTAGACGGCGAAGTGGGCAAGGTGAAATTCGCGGACCTGCTCAAGAGCTACCAACTCCAGCAGCACGCCGATAAACAGGTGCGAGAGGCGGCTGAGGTACGCAAGCAGGCGCAGGAATACGCCCAGCAGGTGCAGCAGCAGATCCAGGTACAGCAAGCAGTCGTCAGCAAGATCGCCGAAGCCAAGGCCATTGAAGCTGAATTGGCGCAATACCAGGGCATCAACTGGCAGGCGCTGATCGACTCCGATCCCGTTCAGGCGATGAAGCTCGAACACCAGATGCGCGACTTGCAGGGCAAGCACGGCGCAAAGGTGCAAGAGATCAACGCAGCGGCTCAGCAGGTCCAACAGGCACAAGCTCATCAGTCACAGGCCATGCTCGCGCAAGAGCATCAAGCCCTAATGAGAGCCATTCCTGAGTGGAGCAAAGAGGCCGTCGCCGTCAAGGAAAAGCAGGCCATTGCAGCCGACTTGAAGGCGCGGGGTTACAGCGACGCGGACATCAAAGGATTGAGCGACCACAAAGCCGTTCTCCTTGCCCGCGACGCCATGTTGTACCGGGCGCAGCAGCAGAAAACGAACCTGACCGAAAAGCAGGTACGGGCTGCGCCAAAGCTAGTCAAGCCGGGTAGCACGTCCGCTAGGAATAACGCGACTGCTATCCAAAAGATTCAATCGGAAGTCAAGCGTACCGGTTCGCGCGAAAGCGTTGCGAACTGGCTGCTGGCGACCGGCAAAGTTTAAGGAACCATCATGGCACTGCCATCAAATACCCATACCACGTTCGCTTCCGTCGGCAACAAAGAAGACCTTAGCGACATCATCTATGACGTGACGCCCTACGAGACCCCGGCGCTGTCGTCTATGGCCAAAACCAAGGCCACGGGCGTCAAGCACGAGTGGCAGACGCATGCGCTGACCGCCTCCAGTGGCACCAACAAGGTGCTCGAAGGTGACGACGCCACGACCGACGCCGCGACCGTGACGGCCCGCGTCTACAACTATCGCCAGATCAGCGACAAGGTTGCCCGCGTGACCGGCACCCAAGAGGTGATCGACAAGGCTGGCCGAAAGTCGGAAATGGCGTTTCAGATGCAGGCCCGCATGCGCGAACTCAAGCGCGATGTCGAAACCCGCCTGCTTGGCAATTACGCCTCGGTGGCCGGTAATTCGACCCTTGCTCCTGAGTGCGCAGGGTTGCAGGCCTGGGTCAAGACCAACATCGACAAGGCTGCAGACGCTACCGCATCGGCAGGCAACGGAACCGACATCCACACGGATGGCACCGCCCGCGCGCTGCAGGAGTCGCAAGTCGAAGCCTGCTTGTCGCTGGCATGGGACAACGGCGGCAATCCGACGGTCGGCTACCTCAACAGCTTCCAGAAGCGCAAGTTCGCATCGTTCTCTGGCTCCAGCACCAAGACGAGCGACGGCGACAAGAAGAAGGTGGTGAACTCGGTCGACATCTATGTCGATCCGCTGGGCAACGAGGTGCGTCTGGTTCCGTGCCGTCAGGTGCCAACCGATGTGATCTTCTTCGTCGATCCCGAGTACGTCAAGTTCGCCACGCTGCGCGACTTCAAGTCGTTCGACCTGGCGAAAACCGGCGACTCCGAGCGCAAGCAGATTCTCGTTGAGTACACCTTGGAAGTGTGCAACGAGAAGGCTCACGCTGCGGTGTACGACCTGGCCACCTCCTAAACCAACCCAATAGCCCCTTCGGGGGCTTTTCAACTTTAGGAGAAAGACATGCCAAGTTTCAAGACACTACAGCCCAACACGGGCAGCATTCACGTCATCGACGGAGATCCGCTGGACAAGGCAGGCGAAGCAGTTGCACCGGCTACCGGCTCGATTGTCACCAAGCACGTCCAGTTCGGCCCGTTTTGCCAGACCACGCTGACGCTGAACAACGTTCCACAGGCGGTCGTTAACGGCACGGAGTACCAGGGCACCAAGATTTACGACTTCCCGCAAGGGCGGTTGTTGGTCATGGGCGTCACGGCTACTTTGCAGCAGAAGACGACATCGGCCATTGCGAGCACGCTCAATAGCGGGTCCACCGGCGCAATCTCGCTTGGAACCGCCACTGCTTCCAACGTGTCGCTGACCGGCACGATGGTTGACCTGCTGCCTTCTACCGCGTTCACATCGTCCACGACCATCAACGTCGCAGGCACTGCCGTTTCTGCTGCGCTGGCCGCATCGGCGCAATTCGACGGCACATCGACGGCAAAGGATGTGTATCTCAACACCGCCTACGCCACGACGACCGATGTCGATGCGGACGCAACGCAGACCATCAGCGGGACCATCGTAATCACTTGGTGCCAACTGGGTGACTACTAAAACAAGGGGCTTCGGCCCCTTTTTCTTTGGGGCAATTCATGTGCAAGAAACCTGAACTGATCTTCGCCAGCGCGGCGCGCACCGCCACAGCTTCGGCGACGATGCCTTGCGAGGCGACCGAAGGCCTGTTCTACATCGACGTGACTGCTGCGAGCGTGACGCCATCGGTGGTGTTCACCATTGCCGGGGTCAGCCCGTCTGGGACAACCTACACCATTCTTGAGTCGGCAGCGATTACCGGCGTCGGAATGACGGTCCTGCGCGTCTCGCCGCAGCTCACAGCGGCAGCCAACACCATCGCCAAGGACATGCTACCGGCTGCGATCAAGGTGACGGCCACGCACGCAGACGCCGATTCGATCACGTATTCGATGTACTTCGTCGGCATGGGTGACTGACATGATCGATCTGCAGGAAACGACGCAGTACGACGAGTCAACCGATTCGCTGATCGTCACGACCAGCTATGACTCGTCGGACGTGATCGCCGACAACGTGATGACTAAGAACCTGCAACCCGAAACCGGGCGCTACAAGGGCGATCTGGTCAAGATCGGAAGCATTCACCTTGGCGACGTGCAGCGGCTCAAGAACTTGGGTTACAACCTGCTCAGCCCGGACCCGGACGAGGTAAAGCGAACCCTGCTCTACATCCAGAGCGAGGAAAAAGCGCTGCTCTCGATGCCGGGCAACCCAATAGGCAAGCGTAAGCAGTCATGGCGCTGAAAGTCGCCATCGTTGGGCTCGCTCCAAGCACGCACGACCAGGCGCCTTGGGACGATCCAGCCTGGGAAAAGTGGGGCTTGCCCTGGGACGACAAGTATTGGGCGCGTATGACGCGGCATTTCGAGATGCATGACGTCGACTTGCTCTATGGGCCGCACAGCAAGCGCGGCAAAGGCTATTTTGACCGGCTCAAGGACTGCGAAACCCTGTACATGCAGGGCAAGTATTTCGACTTCCCGACATCGCAGCGCTATCCGTTCGAGGAAGTTGCGGCAAGCATCGGCCAAGCCTATTGGAACAGCTCGATTGCCTACGCGATGGCGCTGGCCATCCACGAGGGCGCGCGAGAGATTGGGATTTGGGGCGTGGACATGACCGGCGACGACGAATACGGCTATCAGCGGCCCAACATGGAATACCTGATTGGCGTTGCGCGTGGTCAAGGTGTTGACGTGTACATCCCGCCTGAGTCTGCCTTGTGTCGGTTCGAGGCCACAGGCATCAAGTTCTATGACCACATGCCCACTTACAAACACAGATATGGGTGGCTAGGATGATTACCGATTATTCAACGCTCAAAACCTCGGTTGCGAACTTCCTGCACCGCTCTGACCTGACCAGCCTCATCCCTGAGTTCATCGCGGACGCTGAGAACCGCATTTTCAACGAGTTGCGCATTCGCGCGATGGAAGCATCGTTCAGCAGCGCCATTTCAAGCGGTGTTGTTGCCCTGCCTTCCGGATTTCTTGAGTGGATTTTCCTCTATGTGGACGACACTACAGAGCAGAAGCTGAGCCGAAAAGATGCCGAGTGGATTTACACCAAGTACCCGACACGCTCAGGCAGCGGCAGGCCGGTATTCTTCGCGCGCGAGGGCGATAACGTCATCTTCGGCCCCTATCCTGATTCCGATTACACCATCGCCGGGCGATATTACAAAAAGCTGGACGCATTGAGCGACAGCAACACTACCAATTGGTTCATCACCGACGCGCCGGCACTCCTTCGGTATGGCGCACTGTGTGAAGCGGCGCCCTACATTGGCGATGACGCAAGAGTCGCCATTTGGGAAGGCAAGTTCAATCAGGAATTGCAGCGGATCAAGCGCACAGAGCAGCGCGAATCACGCAGCGGCTCCATTCTCTACGCAACGGCAGGCTGATGGACAAGCTGCTCGGATTCCTGCCTGACGTAGACAAAACGACGCCGGGCGCCATCATCGACTGTACCAACCTCATCCCCTATGAAAACGGGATGAAGGGCGCACCAACTGGCACAACGCCATCGAGCACGCCCGCACTGGGCGCGGCCTGCATTGGTGCGGCGGTGGTCGAGAAGCTGGACGCAACGCGCCGGATATTCGCCGGTACGACGACGGCGCTTTTTGAGTTGGTCGCTGGATCATGGACCGACCAGACAAGAGTTGGGGCCTATACGGGCGGCAACGATACGCGCTGGAGCTACGCGCAGTTTGGCGACACCACGCTGGCGAGCAATCTGGCCGACACAATGCAACGCAGCACGACCGGGGCTTTTGCCGACATCGCCACGGCGCCAAAGGCAAAGATCATTTTCAGTGTCGGCTCTTTCGTGATGGCCCTGAACACGATTGATGGCACTTACGGCACCAGCCCGGATCGGTGGTGGTGCTGTGCGTCATACGATGAGACAAGCTGGACGCCATCTGTGACGACACTGGCGACGACTGGGCGGCTTGTCTCCATGCCTGGGCAGCTTGTTGCCGGTGGGCGCCTGGGTGATTACGCAGTGGCCTATAAGGAAAAGTCGATCTACCTCGGCCAGATGGTAGGCGCACCGAATGTTTGGGACTGGATTCTCGTTCCGGGTGGTGAGGCCGGATGCGTCGGGCTTGAAGCGTGGTGCGACATCGGCGGAGCGCATTTCTTCCTTGGCCAAGATAACTTTTGGGTGTTCGATGGATCGCGCCCGGTTCCTGTTGGTAACGGTGAAATCCGGCAATGGTTTGTGGATAACTCGAATCCATCCTATCGCTACAAAACCAAGTGTGTTTTCGACCGGCAAAACTCTGTTGTATGGGTGTTTTACTGTTCAACCTCGTCGACGACGAATGACGCGGCCATCGTCTACCACGTCGGAACAAAGCAATGGGGATCGGTTGACATAGACATCGAGGCGGCATTGAACTACATCTCGGCTGGCACGACGATTGACGGGCTGACAGACTTGTCGGCCACGATTGACGGCCTGAGCGGCTACAGCTTTGATTCGCAATATTGGCTATCCGGTGGGCGAGCCTTGAGCGCATTCAACACATCGCACCAACTTCAACTACTGACCGGCGACAGCTCAACAAGCTCATTCACCACCTGGGACAACGGCGACGATGACCGCTATTCGCTGCTGAGCAAGATCAGGGTGAGATTCGCGCCGGGCTATGCGCCAACGGCGGCGACGGTTGAAGTGTTTGGCAAGGCAACAGAAGGCGCAGGACTCACGACCGGACCGACCGGAACGCTGTCTGACGGCAAATTCGATGTTCTTCAGTCGGCGAGATTTCACCGCTGCACCGTATCCATGACTGGGCCCAACCGGGTGATCGGATTCGGCATGGACCTTAAGCCGCAGGGTGGTTTCTGATGGGCAAGCTAAATGTTACCCCGCGCGTCAATGTGGACGCTGAAACAGCAAGATGGTATCGAGAGATCGCCATGCAGGTCAACGCCATCAGCGAGAACAACCGCGAAGCGTTTTACGGTGTTCCGGGCTGGCGCGACATCATCGGCAAGGTGATTCCAAAGTCTACCGGCGCAGGCAGCCCGACGCGCGCGGCTTACATAGGCGGGCAGATCGGTCAGTACGCCTTCATCGCAAATGACGTGTACGACATGGAGTTTCACATACCCCATGACTATGTGATCGGGACTGACATCTACTTTCACATCCACTGGTCGCACAACGGCACATCCATCAGCGGCAACGCCGTTTTTGACATCTACCACACCTACACCAAGGGACACAATCAATCTGTCTTCCCGGCTGAAAAGAACCTGACGATCACTTACAACACAACGGACATCACCACGACGCCACGTTACCGGCATCGGGTTGATGAAGTGATCATGTCTGGCGAAAGCGCGACGGCCACATTGATGGACCGTGATGACATCGAGCCTGATGGCCTTGTTTTGGCAACGGTCAAGCTCACGACGCTCCCGACGATTGGTGGCGGTGGAAAGCTCTTCATCCATACGTGCGACATCCACTATCAGAGCGACAACCTCGGCACCAAGAACAAGGCGCCAATCTTCTACTACTAAGAGGCCAGCATGGCAGTCAATCCATACCTTTCGTCCTCGGGCTCTTCAAATCTTGGGCTCGGCGGCAACGCTTACGGCGGCTCAAACCCGTATCTGCAAAAAAACATCGACGCCACCATGGGCGATGTCACGCGCAATTATCAGATGGCGATTGCTCCGCAGCGCGCCAGCGCAATGGCCAGGTCTGGTTCGTTTGGGAATTCAGGCCAACAACAAATGCAGCTTGAGGACCAGCGAAATCTAGGCCAAACGCTTGGCAACATCTCAAACCAGATGCGCTCTGCTGACTATGCTCAGCAACAGCAAATGTATCAATGGGATCAGGGTAACAGGCTTGCCAACAGAATACAGGATCAGAACTACGCGCTCGGAAATCGTGGGCTCGACGTGAACGAGCGCATAGCGAATCAAGCGAACCAAACGCAGCGCTACGGCATCGACACAAGTTCAGCGACACAACGCTATGGGACCGACATAAACGCGCAGACTGCAAGGTATGGAACGGATGTTGCGGCACAAACCGCAACACGCGGGCAAGATTTGTCTACAGGTCTTGGGTATGCTGGCCTTGAAAATCAATCAAATATTGCAGGGATGCAGAATGAGACGGCATTGCGCGGGCAAGATGTAAATGAGCGCATAGCCAATGCACAAAACGCAACCCAGCGATATGGAGTTGACACCAACGCTGCAACGCAGCGGTATGGGACGGATGCAAACACGGCACTAGGATACGCGGGGCTAAATAACCAGCTCAATATCGCCGGGATGAATAACGATACGCAGCGTTATGGGGTGGATGTTGGTGCAGACACGGCAAGGCGCGGGCAGGACATTAACCAGGATATTGCCAATACTCAAAACCTAACAACCCAACGCGGACAGGACTTAAATTACGAGCTTGGCACCGTTCAAAACGAGAATGCTGCACAGCAGAACGCCAATCAGTTATATCTTGGCAATCAGGCAAACACCACGACACAGCGCGGACAAGACATCAATCAGGGCATTGCCAATGCTCAGAACCAACTCGGCTATGCAGGCCTAAACAACCAGTTAAACATAGCAAACTTGGGGAATGAAACACAACTCAATATTGCAGGCATGCAAAATGAATTGGGGTATGCTGGCCTTGAAAATCAATCCAACATCGCCAACGCACAAAATCTGACCACCCAGCGCGGACAAGACATCAATCAATCAATTGCCAATGAACAGAATCTGACAACACAGCGAGGCCAAGATCAGAACTACGATCTTGGGGTTGCAAGAAATGCCAACGATGCAACTGCCAACGCCAATACTCTGGCACTAGGGACGGAGCGTAACGCAAACGATTTAGCGCTAGGGAATGCCAGAAACGCCAACGACGCAACTGCAAACGCAAACAACCTTCTCAACTATCAAAACAATTACAACCTAGGACTTGGGCAGAATCAGATTGCTAGCGATACGCTTGATTTCAACATCAACCAAGGCAACTTCGACAACAACCTGGCCGGCGCGAACTTCGGCCTCGGCATCGCTGACAGGCAGTTGATTCAGGACCAGCTCGCCATCGATGCAGGGCAGACGATTCAAAACCAACCGCTCGACTATTACCAGCAGTTCAACAACACCGCAAATGCCGCAGGGTCTGGCGGATCGCAAGTCGCAGTAGACGCGCAAGGGAATCCGATTCTTGGCGGAGTGGCAGGCGCGAACCTCGGCCTCGGATATCAGAACTACATCCGGCCGGCCTACATCGCCTAAGGAGTCATCATGGCATTTGAATGGACAGACCTACTTCCGCTTGCCGGAGGCCTGCTTGGCGCTGCGGGCAGCCAGGATCAGCAGCAAACACAAAGCAAAACTCCGTGGTCGGAGGCGGTCCCTTGGATGCGCAACAACCTGCAAACCGGGCAGGACTTGCAGCGCTACTACCAACAGACGCCGTTCAACCAGCAGCAAAAGACGGGCTATCAAAACCTGTACAACACACTGGACACGCAGCGCCAGACCAACGGCAACATGATGGACTTTGCGAACCGCATGGCCACCAGCCAATATCAGCGCGCGAACCGCTCTGGTGATGGCGTTGGACCGACGAGGCCGGCGCAGACTGTCAGCCAGGGCGCAGCGCCATTCGTGCGCGACAACGCCTCACAAGGTTATGGATTGATCGATTGGGACGCGCAAAACCCCTACAAGAACGGCACCATCAAGGCGCAGCCAACGCAGGCGGAGCAGGTCAGAGGCTTGCTTGATGCCTACACCGGCTCAAGCGGCAATGATCGCGGCGGAGACGGCAACACGCCGGGCGGCGGCTCAAGTCTCGACAAGCACAATTCAGTTCCCGGCAGGGCGCTGACCAACGGCGAGAAAACCATGCTGAGGGGGTTGCTTGGCCCGCTTGCCGAGCTTCTGACGCCAGAACTCATGGGCGAGATAGGCCGCACATACAACGGATACGGGCAGCTCGGCAACAACGGCATGGGCCTGTTTGGCGATGTGACTGGCCCCGGAACGATTGGCGTGCGCGACTTGTACGGCAGCAATGAAAGCCGGGGCGGCTATGGCAACGACTTCGGCGGCGGGCGTGTTGATCCACGGGACAGGGACTAAATCATGGGCTTGCTGGGCGATATTTTCAGCTACAGCGACGGCTTGAAACGCAAGCTTCGCGGACTGCTGGATGACCCTGTAGGGACGGTTGATCTTGGCGTCAGGCGGTTTGCGGAGGATCAGAACAAGGCCATCAACGACATGCGCGTCGGTTATGGATTGCTTGGTGATAACTCTGTTCTGGTGAGCGAAAAGCAGAAACGAGAAGCGCGCAAAGCCCTTTCGGATTACGGCGCGAATATGGGGCTGTCAGCGGCTACTGTCTGGCACGGCAGCCCGCACAAGTTCGATAAGTTCGATTCAAGCAAGATCGGAACGGGTGAGGGAGCGCAGGCTTACGGACATGGCATCTATGTGGCGGATTCGCCGGCAGTGGCGCAGGGGTATCAAGAGCGGGTTACAGCACTACGGATGCCGACCGACAGCGTATCGGACGCCGAGGTCGCCGCCGCCAAGAAACTCTTGACGATCTTTGGCCCGAAAGATGGTGCAACACAGGTCCGCCGGATGGTCGGGGATCGCGCAGACGAGGTTCTGCGAAAGGCGAGCGAGGCTACCGGCAACCTCTACAAAGTAGACCTCCCCGACGAGCACATAGCAAAGATGCTCGATTGGGATAAGCCGCTGAGTCAGCAGGCGCCGGAAGTGCAAGCGATATTCGGAAGCTCAAACAAGATGACGGGCGCTCAGGCATTGAAGGCTATTGAAGCGAATCCAGAGCAATACTTCAGCCAGACCATGAGCGGAAAAGACCTGACCGGAGCAATGATTCGGCCAGAGCGCGGATCAAGCGAGTTTCTGAGGCAAAAAGGCATACCCGGCATCCGCTACCTAGACGGCGGTTCACGCGGCGCAGGGCAAGGAACCAGCAATTTTGTCGTATTTCCAGGCAATGAAGGCTTGCTGAAGATTCTTGAGCGCAACGGCATTCCAATCGAATAAGGACACACAATGGGCTTACTAGACTTCCTCAACACCGAAGAAGGCCGCATGGGCTTGGGCCTGCTCGCAGCAGCCGGACCGCGCACCGATGGCATTGGCTTCGGCGGGCGCATTCAAGAGGCCATGCGCGGCCAGGATGAATGGAAGAAGGCGCAGCAAGAAGCGGCCTATCGCAAAGCGCAGATGGAAGAAGCGCAACAGGCAGCACTAGAGCGCAAGCTGGCACGCGAGCAAGCCATCCGCAATCAAGAGGCTGTGCGCGGTGCTTTCACGCCGATGGCTGGCGGCGCCGCGATGGCGAACGGGCAAGGGCCGACGATTGGCAATGCGGCGAACATCGGGCAAATGCCGCAGTTCGACCCGCGCCAGTTTTTGGCACAGAACCCACAGGCGGACGTGTCGGCGCTTAAACAGGTGATGGAGCTGCAGGACGCGATGAAGCCGAAAGCGCGCAAGCTGATGAGTGTTGCGCCTGGTAATGTCGTGTTTGATGAGTCGTCTGGATCGCCTGTATTTACGGCGCCAACTGCACCAAAAGAGCCGACACCGACCGAGCTTGCGCGCTTAATACAGGAAATGGAATCGCTACCGCAGGGCCACCCATCAAGACGGATTTATCAGCAGCAGATTCAGAAAATGACATCTCACGCTCCAGGCGTCAGCGTGACATACGGGGCTCCAGTCGCCGGTGTTGACGCAAACGGCAATCCTGTCTTTTTCCAGCCATCCAAGGACGGCGGAACGCCATCAATACTGTCTGGAGTTGCTCCGCCTCCGCGCGAAAAGCCTGCTGCATTGCAAGAAAAGGTTGCACAAAACGCCGTCACACTTAACAAGATCAACCTTGCAGAGCAGGCAATCGCCCAATACCCGGATGCATTTGGCCTGAAGAATGTAGCCGGGGACACCATCATGCAGCGGCTCGATCCAAAGGGCACAGAAGCGCGAGCAATGATTGCAGACATCGCAGGGCAGAAGATCCACGACAGGAGCGGCGCAGCCGTAACGGTTGGCGAGGCTGAAAGACTCAAGCCCTATATCCCGAACGTGACGGACAGCCCGGAGACTGTGGCCAAAAAGCTCAAGCTGTTCAAGGCTGAATACAACGCCATGCAACAGGCCATCAACTCAGGCGCAAGCTTGTCGCAGATTACAAAGTCGCAACAAGAAACGCAGCCAACAAAATCAGTCGTTCGCACCGGAACTTACAACGGCAAGAAGGTAATCCAATACTCTGACGGGACGACAGAATATGCCAATTGATCCGCGCATGGTGGTTTGGGACAACGCGCCTCAGATCGACGCTCGCATGGTGGTTTGGGATGAGCCGCAGGCTGACCCGCTTGATGGCATGTCACGCGGTAAGCGCGTCTTGGCTGGAGTGGGCAAGAACATTGCAGATTTCGGCACTGGACTGAAACAGCGCTTTGATGAAGCTGCCGCAGGGCTGGAGTCCGTGATACCAGGCGGCGAGTCGTTCAGTCGTCTAATTGGCGGCAAGTCTGCCAAAGAAATCAGGGACGAAGGACAAGCCAGAATTGCAGAGACGAAGCGACTCGACCAGCGTTTGATGAAAGACCCGTTCGCCATTGGCGGAAATATTGCTGGCGGCATGGCAACCGGCGCGCTTGCCGCAGGACTAGGGCCGATTGGCATGGGCGCTGCGATGGGCTTTGCAACACCAACAACTGGCGGCGCCGGTGAGGTGATGCAGAACATGGCGATTGGCGCAGGCGCGGGCTACGCTGGCGACAAACTCGTCAAGGGCGCATCGAGAGTGCTTGCGCCGAAAGTAAATCCTGGTGTTCAGAAGCTGATTGACGAAGGCGTTGACCTGACGCCCGGGCAGATCATGGGCGGCAATCTTGCCAGGTTTGAAAGCAAGTCAACCAGCCTGCCGTTTGTCGGTGACGCCATTGCAAACGCACAGCGACGCGGAGGCGAACAGCTTAACCGGGCGGCGTTCAATCGTGCGCTAGCCCCAATTGGCGAAAAGCTCCCGATGCAGGTTCCTGTCGGGCGCGATGCCGTTCAATATGTGGATGACGTTCTCGGCTCGGCCTATAACAAGCTACTGCCGAAGCTGACGACACAGGCCGACAACGTTTTCGCCGGCAAGGTTCAAAGCCTTGAACAGATGGTTCAGAACAGCGCGCTTGACCCGAAGTATTCAAACCTGTTCAGTAAAACGCTTCAAACCCGCGTGCTTGACAAGTTCCAGGGCCAAAACGCGATGACTGGCCAAACCTTGAAAGACGTTGAATCGCACTTGGGCAACGAGATCAAGCGCTTTGCGGCATCGCAAGACCCAGACTCAAGGCTATTGAGCGACGCTTTCAAAGAGCTTCAATCAGAACTTCGCGGCTTGGTTGTTCGAACCAATCCGCAATATGCCAAGGAGTTGAACGCCATCAATACTGGATGGGCAAACTTCAAGCGCGTCCAGAGGGCGGCGAGCTACACCGGTGCAGATGATGGCGTATTCACTCCGGCGCAGCTTCAAAGCGCAGTCAAGGCGATGGACCGCTCCAAGGACAAGGCGAGATTCGCAGAAGGGCGCGCACTCATGCAAGACCTGAGCGACAACGCCAAGTCTGTGATGGGATCGAAGTATCCAGACAGCGGCACGGTTGGCAGAGCCATGAACGTCGGCGCGCTTGGCACCGGCTTTGTTAACCCAGCGGCACCGCTCGGACTTTGGGCCAGTTCTGCTGTTTACTCGCAACCTGCACAGAAGGCAATCCAAGCGCTATTGACGCAGCGCCCTGATTTACTCAAGCAACTAGGCAGCGGAACCGCAGAACTCGCGCCAATCGGCGGGCTGCTTGGTTCGGCTGGAGCGCTCGGCTTTCAGTAGTAGCCGCCGCGATCTTTTGTAAGCATGTCCTTGAACGGGCCTGGCTTGATGTGATCAAGTATCCAGGCTGCACAAGGGCGAGCTATTTTGACCCACATGATGTAAGCACCGATTGGCGCAACAAAGAACGTTAGCGCCAAGCGCAAAGAATCATCCATACACCCTCCAAGCCGCAAGTATGCGGCTTTTTTTACGCCCTGTCGATGAAGGAGAACTAAATTGCCCACCCCGACGGTCATAACCGATCTATCAACGACGATAAATTCGAATTACCCCGCAGGCAGCGAATCCCCTGCGGTGCTCGATGACGTGCAGCGCGCCCATGCTGCCTTTATCGCGCAATTGAGGGATGGAACGGGGTTTACTGCTGGGGCCGTCGTTGCGCCTGGCGCAAACACAATCTATGTGCCAGCCTCGGCCATGACGCCGCGCACCACAAACGGCGCGGCAGTCGGCACGGCTGAAACGGCGACCAACAAGGTCATGCTGAAAACGCTGGACTTTGACGCATCAACCATCGAATACGCGCAGTTCTCAGTTCGGATGCCGAAGGGTTGGAACGAATCAACCGTCACCGCCTATTTCCTTTGGAGCAACGCATCAGGCACCGGAAACGTGGTCTGGGCGCTGCAAGGGCTTGCACGGTCTGACGATGACGCGCTCGATACAGCATTCGGGACAGCTCAATCTGTGACCGATGGAGTGACGGCTGCGGGCGACCTGATGCAGTCCGCCGCGACCAGCGCCATCACCATCGGCGGGACGCCGGCTGAGGCCGATTGGGTTGCGTTTCAGGTGTACCGCGATGCCTCTAACGGGTCGGACACATTCGCGTCTGATGCGCGGCTGCATGGTGTTGTCGTGATCTACACCACGAATGCGAGCAACGATGCTTAGTATCACTGCTCTGTGCGGGTTTGGCGCTGGTGGCGGGTATGACCGCAACTGGTCTTCTGGTGGCTCTCTTGCCACAGCAAGGGAGAGACTTGGTGGCGCAGGCACTCAAACCGCTGGCCTTAGCTTTGGCGGCACTACCGGAACCGTGTCGGCCGTCACAGAAGAATACGATGGATCATCATGGAGTGCTGGCGGAAATCTTGCTACTGCTAGGTCATATATTGGTGGTGCTGGTACTCAGACGGCTGGTTTGAGTTTCGGCGGATCAACCGGCGCACGCTCAGACGTCACAGAAGAATACGATGGATCATCTTGGTCGGCTGGAGGCGCGCTGTCTGCGACCATAGAGCGTATCGCTGGTGCTGGCACTCAAACTGCAGGCCTGTCTTGTGGCGGTTTGACTACTGTTTATATAACAACGACAAGCGAATATGGCGGGGCGACTTGGAGTGCCGGTGGCGCCCTTGCAGCAAAAAGAGCAATGCACGCATGCGCTGGAACGCAGACCGCAGGGCTTGCTGTTGCTGGGTTTGATACGACAGTTGAACTAAGCAGCTCAGAAGAATACAACGGTACATCGTGGAGTTCTGGTGGTTCCGTTCCGGTTGCTGTCTATCGGCTTGGCGCGGCAGGCACTCAAACTGCTGGGCTGTGTTTTGGAGGCAACGGACCTCTGACGACAACGCGAGAATATGACGGAACAACGTGGACTGCTGCTGCTGATCTTGCAACAGCCAGAGCAGCGCTTGCGGGAGCAGGAATACAAACTGCCGGATTGAGTTTTGGCGGTTCAACTGGCTCTGTATCTGCTGTGACAGAAGAATATGCGTGAACTCGACACCATCAAGGGCGCAGGCGTCCTAAAGCGCGAAGACTTCGATTTTCTCTCTGCCGTGGCCGACGAGCTGCGCGACACCATGACCAAGCGCCAGGTGTTTCGCACCGAGACAGAGATGGCGGTATCGGTGCTGAACGACATCAAGCACCCGACCAAGGCGAGCAAATACTGGCAGGCCATACGCGAACAAGGCGTGATGTTCGAGAACCTTGTTTCACTGAGTTTCGAGTACCGGCGCAACGAAGTGCAGATCAAGCGCATCGCGGCAAAGCTCGAATCCATCACGACAGCATTCGACGCCGAAGACGCTCAGATCGACATGGATGAATGCCTGTTCAAGCGCGCCAACATGGAAGCCACGGCCAAGGATCGCATCAGGGAAATCAGGCTCTGGAGCCAGATCAAGGCTGAGCTCGATGACGGCAGCTTTGACACCAAGGACGTGAACACGCATCAACTGGTGAGCTATGCGCATCGGTTCATCCTGCAGGCCAGCAACGCGCCCAAGAATATGCCGGTTGCAGAGGCGAATAACCTCAAGGGCCAGCTTGCATCAAGCCTTCGGGTTCTGGAAGAACGCGGCATGTTGGGCGACTTGCTCAAGTCGCTACCGGCTCAGGTTGTCAATCGCGTCTTGGTGGAGCCTGGGATTCTGAAACTGGAGAACAAAGAATGAAATTCGCGCTTGTACGACTTGCAGATCAAAAAATCCTCAGACATCAGGAATTCGATGAACTGCCGCCGCTGCTTGCATCGGCAAAGGGCATGCAGTGGTTTGCGCTGGTTGACCCTGGTGAAGAATCAATCACACACGATCCAGTCTCGCAGAACGTGAAGCCGGACGGGGTTGAAATTACAGGACGAACGGTAACGCGAAAGTACAGGGTGGAAGACATTGCGCCCGAGATCGTTCAGGCCAAGGTCAAGAAAGCACAACTCAGGGCGCTCGAAGCGCAGCTAACCCCGCTTGCTCTTGCAGAAGCCATAAGCACGGGCAACACGGCGCAGCTCGCAACGATTGTTCAACAGATCAAGGCACTCAAGGGGGCTTGAGAATGACAGAAGAACGCAGAGCAAACGACAAAAAAACATGCGACCTGATCGACGCCATCAGCAAGCGCCTTGACGACCATGACGGCAGATTCGCAGACGGCAGCGACCGCATGACGCGCATCGAATCGAAGATCGACGCCAACAGCGCAGACACATCCGAAGTGTTGGATATTCTCAGGCTCGGCAAGAGCTTTTTCCGAATACTCGGGATCCTCGGCGATGTCGTCAAGTGGGGGGCTGCGGTGGCTGCGCCGATTGTGGCTCTGTATTACGCCATCAAGACGGGCGGTAAGTCGTGATCTGGCTCGCAATGCTCTTTTTCTGGTGGTACGCACTATGAGAAAACCTCGAATCGTAAAGAACTGGCGCGAGTCCTTGTCGCATTACAGCACCAAGGCACTCGCACTCGGCGCAGGCGTTCAGGGCGCATGGCTCACATTCCCTGACGACTGGAAAGCAAACCTTGGCGCTGATGTGGCCACATGGATGGCGCGGCTGACGGCGGCGATTCTGGTGGCTGGGCTTGTCGGCAAGTTCATCGAGCAGCCATGAACTTCGATTCCGCCATCGTCAAGCTGCTGGAGCATGAAGGCTTTTACAGCGACAACCAGCACGACCCTGGGCGCAAGACGACATGGGGCGTCACGGAGGCGGTAGCGCGCGCGAGCGGCTACACCGGAGACATGCGCGACTTCTCTCAGGCGCAGGCCAGCGTGATTTATCGGCGCTTGTACTGGGACGCAGTTCGCGCCGACGAGCTGCCCGAATCCGTGCGGTTTACGGTGTTCGACGGCGCTGTGAACAGCGGTGTCACTCAGTCTATCAAGTGGCTACAGCGCGCGCTTGGCGTGGCTGATGACGGCGTGATTGGAGCGCAAACGCTCGCCGCGCTCAAGACTGCGAACGGCCCGGTGATCGCTGCCAGGTACAACGGGCAGCGCCTGATGTTCATGACCAACTTGAAGACATGGCCTGTATTCGGCTCTGGATGGGCCAGGCGCATTGCAAAGAACCTGATGGATGCGGCATGAATTTCTGCCCGCTATGTGGGAGAGTTGGCGACCACACAGCGGCTAATTGTCCTTGGGCCAACAGCAAAGGAATGATGATGAAGATCGTTTTAGGTGTTGGCTTGGTACTGGTTGCAACGGCGCTTGTTGCTCAAGACGCGCAAATGACTGAAGAGCAGCAAGCCGCCAAATGTGAGGCGGAAGGCGGTTGCGCATTGTTCACCCGCGATGCTTTCATGCAGATCATCCGCGCTGCGAGTGAAGCGGCGTATCGGCAGGGCGTGATGGCTTGCGGCAAGAGCATATGAGGTAAATATGGTTTGGCAACCAATAAACACAGCACCAAGCGATGGAACGCGCATCATGCTTGGTCACTATTACATTGACTCATGCAATGGGTACAACGGCGAAAGTCGATGGTTGTGGCAAGCATCAGGATCCATTGAGCAAGCTGGATCATTCTTTTCAGACTTCACCGACGATGAGCACGAGTTTGCTTTTTATCACAATGCAACACATTGGCATCCGATTGATGAGGCTGCGCCATGAACCCATACTTGTTCATCTCCATCATCATCGCCTTTGCCGGCTCCGTGGCGGCTGCAGGCTTCGGCGGATTCCGGCTTGGCGTCGATCACGAAAAAGCGGCGCAGCTCGACAAACAAGCGCTAGTCGCAGAAGCGGTTGACGCGGCCAATGCTGCATCAGCAGAAGCCATTGCAAAGCTGGCGCCGAAGCACTCAACCATCAGGCAAGTCTTAGAACGTGAGGTACGCGAAAATGTTGTCTACCGCGAGTGCAAGAGTTCTCAAGCTGCTGTCGATGCTTTCAATTCTGGCATTGACGGCGTGCTCAACAGTGACGGTAAAGCCGCCTCAAGCAACCCCGCTGGCGGACTCACATTGCCCCGAGCGAACGCCGCTCCTTGATGGCTCATTGGGCGCTTGGATATTGAAGGCGCAGGAATTGGCGGCGATGTACGACACATGCCGGGCGGCGGTGTTGGGAAAGTGATAGCGCAAAGAAAAAAGCCCCTAGTTATGAGCTAAGGGCTTGTTTCTGATTTGGTGGGGTTGATGCCCACTATCACCATGTCTTTCGAGGGACACTTATAGTTTAATCGCTGTCGCACCGGATGTAAAGTGATAAAATTCGCTCTGGTGAATGCACGGGCTGACGTGCATGGACTTCCCCTGCTGCTGGCGAGGGAGTTAAGGAAGATTGTGCCCCTAAGACGGGCAAGTTAGCAGCATGCCGGGATCAGCTCCGGCCACCAAACGCATGATCACTTGGCAGGCACGAAGCCGGTCAGGTCGAATGAAGTCGCGCTCTGCTCGGCCTGGCAACGTGTACGGCGATTCATCCCGGCACTCTGCGCGCGGGTAGCTTCCGCAACAAGTGATCAGCCGTTTGGTAAGCCAGCATGAAAGGCCGGATGGCGTCCGGCATCTCTTCAAAAGGGGGCGACGAATCAGCGCCCCCTTTTTTTCGTCTTGACCATCAATATAATCAAAAGTCATTAAAATCGCCATCTGGTTAAAACGAAGCACTTCGCAGCACTTCAAAAAAATGATAGCAGCATAGCCAGTGTTTATGCGGCTGCCCGTAGCTCAGTTGGATAGAGCAACAGCCTTGCGAGCAAAGATGCGTTTTATCAGCTCGCCAAATTCTCCCTCTACCCTTACTCTAAGCGGCTTTGCGGTTTTTGATTGCTTGACAACAAGCACGCCATCAACAATGTCGCGCTCAGTCAGGCGCAGCACATCACCTGGCCGCTGGCCTGTCAGATACGCCAGGTCCATAGCATCCCGTAAGGGCACGCTTGCGCATTGCCACACAGCCTCGTAAACGTCGTCCGTCACGTCGTTGCTGCGCCGGTCTAGCGTATGACCGCGAATGCCTGTAACTGGATTCTGGTTCTCTGTATAGCCCCAAGCCCTAGCAACATTGAACATGTGCGAGAAAAGTCTTTTCAGCCTGTTTGCAGTGGTCGGCGTTGCCGATTTCCAGCGAAGCAAAGCATGAATATGTTTTGGCTTGATCTCATCCAAAGGCGCAGGGGTTGGATCACAGAAGAATTCGAGCAACATTTTCATGTCGCCCTTTTGCGTGGCCTGCGTGCTCTTTGCCTTTGTCGGCATGACCTCGCGCACGTACTTATCGGCCAGCTCTTTGAAGGTCGTGACGACTTCGGCGGGGTCTTCGGTAAGCGCAACCCACTTTTTGACTGCGATGGTGTAATCGCTGCCAAGAGGGATTTTCTTGCGCCCTGCTTCAAGATAGTAGTAGGTGCGCCCTGATCGTTGAACGCACGCTCTAAAGCCTTTCATGGTTGCTCCAATTTACACCGCCCTCGGCTCCCATCCTTTGTGCTTATCAACCGGCTCAATGCTGAATGTAAACAAAGCGCGAGCCACCTTTATCTTCCCTGCATCGTTTTCATGGAACGGTATTTTTTTCTTATTCAACCATTCAATATGCAAATTCTTGCGCTCAATCCCGCGCTTCTTGCGATAGATACCTGTGAATTCGCACAGCTCTTTATCTGAAAGCCATAGACTACTCATTTCATCGTCCTTCCAATTTCAGCGGCTGCTCTGGTGATCGCTCGGCGAGTGGCGGCGTATGGGTCGTCGCCAGCTCAAGAAGCTCTTTGTCTGTCATGATGCACCTCGATTCTGATAATGCTTGTCGCAAGTGACTCGGTAGCCTGTATCACTAGGCCAGCCTCCGCACACCTCGTTTTCGCAGCCTGGTTCATCACAAAGCAGGGTGAATGATTCAACTGATTTGCAATACGGACAACCATGAATGATTTGCGTGTGGTCAAATGGATTGTTGGCTCTTAGTAAATCACTATCTTCAGCAATCTTGTTGCATGTCGTGCAGCGGTAGTAGCGTTTCACTTCACTTCTCCTTGATCCCGTGATGGGCTTCGACTTCTCGAATGAGCGCTTCAACTGCTTCGGCTGCTGGCCCATAAACAGTAATTCCAAGTCGCTCCATAATTTCAATTTGATCGTTCTCGTCCATCGGCACCAGCTTGGCTGCCAATGCAGCGCGGAGTTCATCAATCTCAGCCTGCATACAGTCGTGTTTGTCCAGACGGCTCTCCGGCAGAGTGATTCGCTCTTGCCAAGTCTTGATCACTTCACTTCTCCTTGTGGCGGCTGGGGTTCACCTAGAAGTATCGCGTCTAAACTCAAGATCGCATTTACCATGAGCATTACGCCTTTTCTTGTTGGTGGTTTTGCTTGCGGCAAGTCCTCAATGTTCCGAGCAAGATTAACTGCGTCGGCCCACCCTTGCGGCACTTGCTGCGCTCCTGCTGCGACAGCTTTTTTGCCGTCGGCAAAACCGGACATGTAAGCTATCGTCATGTCGTTGTCTCTCCACGCATCAGCCTCCAGCATGTCGGCGGCCTTCGCCATCAGCGCTTCGGTTGCAACTACATCGACATCGCCCGTGTTTGATTCGGAGTGCGTATCGCCAGACCAGCGCTTGGGCAGGTACACGTAGCCTTCGCGCAGTTTCGCAATCAATTCAGCGCGCTCAGTTGTCAACGATTGCTTGACAACTGCCGAGGATTGCTCGGGTGTTGCGATTGCGATGACTTCGCGCAGCAATCCAGCAAAACCATGTTCATCACCATCGCCCTCGATCACGATGGCGGCGTTGTGCAATCGCCTTTGTAGTGGTGTCATGTCTTCGAATTTCATGGTTGCTCCAGAGTTATGCGACATGTCGCAGTAATTAGTTATTTGGACGTGTCGCAGAATTCAAGTTATGCCCCAGCGGTCGCCAGTTGGTATTCCCATCCGGCTTTGCCGTGCAACCCATGCAGCGCAGCACGCGCTCGACAGTGTTCTTGTGGCTGGCGTTGCAGGTCGCGCAAGTTTTCATCGCGCGTCCTCCATCGCCAGATAGATGCTCTCCAGCAGCCGCGCCGACAGCACCACGTCGCCAGTTTTCAGCGTCACGCCATGCGCGGCAGTAATCATTTCCCGCGTTACTGCCGTATCGCCAGCGCCGACTTTCCGCAGCGGCGAACCAGTGCGGCCTGTTCTCTTCAGGTAGTCAGTTGCCTTGCTATACAAATCGTCGTCGGGAGCTACCTTTTTCAGTTTCAGGGCGAGGCGCGAAACCAAAACTGCAAACTCTTCAACCTCTGTTTTCAGTTTGTCGTTCTCGGCGCGCAGGATGTCCATCGCTTCCTCGCTTATCGGCGAAGCCTTCAGGCATGAAATCGCATCAAGCGTTTGCTCCAGGTCACCGCAACCGTCGTCGCCAATGCCAAGCGCCTCATCAATCGCGGCCAGCGTGCGCACCGCCTGTTCAAACATGCTCTTGTAGTCTGTCATTTCGTCTCCAGTGTCAAAGGCATAACACGTCGGTCCAGCGGACGTGCCGCCAGCGTCGCTTCGCTCCTAGTCGTCACGCCGCTGACCTCCACCGTTAGAACTCTCGATCCGTGCCAAAGCCAAAGCCCTTGCAGTTGCGAGTGTCAGGCTTGTGCTCACGAAACCAATCGTTATCAACGAAACAACTCCATCGATAATGCTTGCCGGGCCAATTAGTATCCTCAGTCCCAATGCCTTTGCGTTCGGCTCTTTCTTCGTATTCAATCGCATTACTCTTTCTCCGAATTTGCAGAGTTCTAACCCTACATTGGAGCGAACGGCTTTCAGCCGCCGCTCAATTCCACGTTCGGCGTCACTGATTGCCCGGCCAAACAACCGCATCAGCCTTTCCGCGCAACACCATCCATGCTGCTTTCCAGCGGTTGGTAAAGCGCCAGTTTTCCGGGCGGGCTGGAATCCACTTACCGTCAATGCAGACGGAAGTTGTGCTGACGCTCGCCAATAGGTTTTGCAGTGTCCAGATCATTGGTCGACTCCAGCAAAAACCGGCTCTCCTGGCGGCACGATCAAATGCCCGAAGGTGTCGCTGCCAATGTCGTAAGCGTCTCGCGCCTCGTTCGTCCAGGGATTGAACAGCCAGGCCATTTTGCCGTGGTGCTCACGGTATTGAGCCGCGTGGCTCGGGTACGGTTTTTCATCGCCCGTGGCCGGGTCAAACTTCATCAGGGTTTGTTGCTGCTTCATCGCTTCATCTCCGTAGTTGCCCCGTGCCGCCGAACATTGCGGTCGAGGGGACGCTGTTCAATCGTTGTTGGCCTCTTCGGGCGCCGTGCCGCAGCGCCCCTCACCTCCAGCGTTGGGCGTCAGTGGTCGCCAGTTACTATTCCCGTCCGGTCTCGCCACGCAACCCATGCAGCGCATCACGCGCTCAACAGTGTTCGCATGACTGGCATTGCAAGTCGCGCACGTTTTCATCGTGCAGTCGGTTGTGTCGTTACAGCAGCACATCCGCATCCACCCCAAGCGCATAAGCTCGTCGCGCGGCGCGATAGCAAAGCTTTCGCCTGCCTGCCTTTATATCTATGTAATGCTTCGGCATGATCCCAAGCACCTTTGCAAATTCACATTGCTTCAATCCAAGCTCGATTCGTTTTGCTTCAAGCGCATCACTCTGCGAAACTTCTTGCTTGGCACATGTCGCAAGCTGGATAAGGTTGGCAACAATCTCGGCGCGTTTCGCCCGCTCTGTTTTCTCACGGTCTAAGTATTGAGCAAGGTTGTCAATTGCTTTGTGGACTTTTTCAGGTTTAACGACTGGCAATGGCTCGTAAAACCGATCCGGCACGCTGCGATCAACTAGGCCCATCCAAATGTTCATGATGCATCACCACGCAAAAACGACTCCGCATTCATCACGCATTGACGGAAGCGGATCAATCCAGCCTCAAGGTTCTCAATAAACCCCTCGTTCCTTGTAACCCTCTTGCAAAACAGGTCGCGTCCAACATGCTCAAGGTCTGGCACATACATGATGAAGTCGCACCATTTGCGCCCGGTGATCCACATTCCGCCTTGTATCTGGTGTTCGTACTCTGATATGTCGCCAGTGCGCAGCATGGCCATGATTTTTTGAGAGTCCACAGGGCACTTGATCTCGATCAGTCCGTCATCATCGACAAACCCGTCTGTGCTGTAGCCAAACCAGTCGTCATCCGTTTTGACGATGCCGGATTCCTCGGCAATCATCCCTGTGCGCGACTCGTAAGCAATGCGGGCCTTGACTTCCATTTCGTGCCCACGGTCGAGAGCCCATCCGCGCGGCGGCTCGCCGTATGGGACGCCACTGATCCGCTCGATGGCAATGTCATAGGCGTACTTTTCAGCCGCTCCAGTCATATCGCCTGCCTTCTTGTCTCCGCTGGCGCGCTGTAACACGCTGACGGCATCAGAAAACCGGCTTGCCGTGATGGCTCCGGCGCGTGCCGCAAGCCATTCAGGCATGCCCTGTTGGCAGTTGATGAACTTCATGCCGGCTCCATGATCGACTTGAGTTCATCGAACTTGGCCTCAAGGATTGATCGCTCTTCATCGTTCTTGATGTGCTCAATCTTTACTGCCGCTTCATAAAGCGCATCGACATCCTGCGACGAAACAAGCGCCGTCATCACATCCTCAAATGATGGCGCCTGCTTTAGTTCCATCCTGCGTGCAATCACTGCGTCTTTGAATGCCTTGTGGTCTTCTGGTTGCTTGGCCAGCTTCCCGTTGTGCGTCGCCCAATACTTCGCGGCATCTGCATCCGTCTTGCATTCTTTGATGCCGTCCATCAGCGGCCTTGGGTCAAGGTAGTCGAATGTCGGTGTCTCGATCTCGTCGGCGCGCATGGACTTGCCTTCCATTTCGTCGGCTGTTGGCTGGCTTGCAATCTCTGGAAACGCCATGCGAAGGGCTTGCGCCTGGGCGCACTTTGCGATTTGCCCATAAGGACGCTTGGACCACATTGCATTTGGCGCAACGCTCTTTTCCTTTCCGCCTTTGACTGCGTAGTTCTCTTTCCAGAACTCGCGGGCCGTGAATTCGACAATCTCGCCGGTCGGAAGCCTGCGCTTTACAGTCACGCGGCACCACTGAGGGAAAGTGATTCTTTGGCCGCCAATTGGTTCTTCAATGTCTGGGCCGAATTCCGGCTCAGTGATCCCGGCGCATTCGCCTGAGCGCATGGCCTGGGTGCGGTACAGGTTGACGCCAGGCATGATGACATCGCGCATCGTTCCAGCCTTTGCGTCCCACATTGGGACGATGTGAACTGGCTTTTGCATGGGATCTAGCCCCGCTGCTTTGCAATAGCCAAGAACCATCTTGATCGACTCAATGGCAGCGCCAGGATACAGCGACGATTGCAAGACCTTGATGGTCTCTTGCTCGGTAATCTGCAATTCGCCAGATTGACGAATGGTTGCTATGTTGCTCATCATTTCCCCCAAGAAGACCCGGCACGCACGCGCCGGGCCGGTTTGTTCGCCTGCCGCATAAGCTCGGCGGCATCCTGCTCGGCAATGTCGGCAGCATCTTCCGTCATCTTTTCAGCGACAACCGAGATGATCCAGCCAGCAAGAAACGCTGCGCCGAACACAAACACGATGAGAATGATTGCTTCGTAGATGGTCATTTCTTGTCCTTCTTCGCAGCAGCTTCCGCGCGGCGCTGCTCTCTGTTCATCGGTTTGAATATCGGCAGCGTTGACTTTCCAAGCCCTTGCTGGGCCTGGAGCAGCTTGACGAAGGCACTGCGCCTAATGTTGGTGTGGCTCACTTCGCCTCCGTCAGTTCATGCACTTCATCAGCCACCGATTGGATGGCGTCCAGATCACTAGGCCCGCTCAAAGCGATTGGGCCAAGCCACGCAAGAAGCATGGCGATTGCGAGTACTAAAAGGTAGCGGGTCATTTTTTATTTCTCCGGCTCTGTTTTTGTTCAAATCTGCGTTGAGCCCTATTAATTGCAACCATTCCGACGCCGGTTTCTCCGATCTTTTTGGCAATCTTCAAGAGGCCCTCCAAATCGAATTTCTTACTTGCGCCAACAGAAGCAATCCTCGCCTGACTTTCGTTGCGCCCGTAATGGTTGCTCATGCCGCAACCATTACGGCTTCCAACTCATCCGCCGCCGCGATCAAAGCAGCGGCCATTTCTCGGGCCTGCTCTGGGCGCATGGCGTGGTGAAAGCGCAGCGATTCGGCATATTGGCCGACAGTGATGAGCGGCCCATGTCCGTCTTGGCTGATATAGCCGCTAACTTCCATTGGGGAGTTCCCGACAAAGTTCTTGATTTCTACGGTTTTCACAGTGATTCCTCCGGTTGGTTTAAAAACGCAATCTCGATTTCTTCGATTTGCTTGTCACTCAGAAGCTCATAGATGTCTTGCTCTCCGCAATAGGCCGAGCGCAGCTCAGACACGGCAGGCTCGCCGGGACAATCAGGCGTTTCACGCTCTGGCGGCTCGTAGTGAATCTCGCATTCAAGCTCGACGCCGTTGAGTGTGTAGTCGAAATTCGTCACGCGCTGGCGACGAATGAAGGGCGCCAGGGCCTGCTCAAAGATCGGGTGAAGGTTGCTCATTTCGCACCGCCGATCAGCTTAGTGAATCCGCGCCACACAGGGCAATCGCTCAGGCTGTGGCCGAAGCCGCCGCACCTGTAGCAGCAGTCTCTCGGGTCTTTGCTTTCGTTCATGGCTCACTCCTTAAACGTAGTTCTCAGCCTCGATTCGAGTTATGAAAAAGTGGATGCCGTTTGAGCATTCATCCATCCAGTTGTCATCAAAACTGTCTGGAATCACCCGCTGGCCTACGGCATAAACCGTTTTTTCGTCGTGCTGGCTGATTCCGACTTCTGCGCCGAATACCTCAAGCACATCGGCAAATTCAGCGCGGCATTTGCGCCCGAATGCGTGTGATCGCTTGGCCTCTTCTGGTATGCGCAGCTTCACGATTACATCGTTCATGCATTTCTTCCATCCGATCAAAGCGCCTTCGCCGAGGATGCGAGTTCGGGCGATAGCCAGGTCTGCGTTTTTTGAGCCGCTCAGGTTGGAGCCGCGCAGGTCGGAGTAGCTCAGGTTGGAGCCGCGCAGGTTGGAGCCGCTCAGGTTGGAGCCGCGCAGGTCGGAGTAGCTCAGGTTGGAGCCGCTCAGGTTGGAGCCGCGCAGGTTGGAGCCGCTCAGGTCGGAGCCGCTCAGGTCGGAGCCGCTCAGGTCGGAGCCGCTCAGGTCGGAGCCGCTCAGGTCGGAGCCGCTCAGGTTGGAGCCGCTCCTAGTCGCGGCCTCCAGCGTCTCCCGCATCGTCATGCCAGATGCGCCCGTGTACAGCACCGCCCCAGTCCAGCGGTGTTTGATCTCTATCGGCGCTGACTTGATATCACTCATATCACTCCTTGTTAATCCGCCAATCCAGCATCGGCCCATCGGACCTCAAACCCCCGTCTGCATCGTTTCGGTTAGCCCCGGATCGCTCGGCTGGGTTTTGCGCTGTTGGAGTGAATTAAACACCATGTTTAGTAAGTTGTCAAACGCTATGTTTAGTTTCCGCGTAAAATCTTTTCGTGCAGACGAAAAAAAGCCCGCGTGGTGCGGGCTGTGGTGTGGAAACTGAGAATGTGAGGCGGGCGAGCAAACGCCCACCCGCCGCACACTACACCAGAAGCGAAAGAATCATGATGACGATGCTGGCCGGAACCGACACCATCACCTTGAGGCTCTTCCCTATCTGGACTGCTATTTGCACTTTCATGGATGACTCCATTTGGGTGCAGTCGCAGCAGCGCTGCGCGACCGCCGTGTCATGGTGGCCGTGCTTTGGTGGCTACTCTAGACGCTTTTGGTACGCGTGCGCGAACACAGGGCCTTGGCGTTTTGATTGACCACCTAACGGCGTGCTTGCCAGCGCGCCGGGGAATAGTTGGGGGCGAGTCTCGCTGTTCGCGCGGCGTGTTATTCGCCCCCAATTCCTCCCGAAAAAGATAAATGCTTCTTCATCTCATATCCCCCAAATGGGGGATGCCATTCCTTACACGAAACTGATAGATTTGCGCAGTCTGGCCTAATTGCGACTCCGTTTTTCCTCTGCAAATGCTTGAGGCTCCAAAGATGGCTTCGAGCATGGCGCGGCTTCCGGGTTTTGATGGGTCTTTTGCCATGTCGAATAAGGCACCTGCAACGCCAT